AATCATGAAGTGAACCAATTTGTTTATAATCTTCAGCAGTAAAGTATTCACCTGTTGATTTCTTTTTGAATCCACATTGGTCTTGTAATCCACCAGTAACATTTACAATGATTGGTGTACCACTCATTACTGATTCTGCCGTTGTTAAACCAAATCCTTCGTTACCTGCAATATTAATTGTACAATCTGAAATATTATAAAGATGATTTAATTGTTCTTGATTTATTCTATCTGTTGAGAATTTAATATCACATCCTGGTGCAATCCTATCAGCAACAGCAATTAAATCTGTACCATTTTGGTCTTGAGGTGCGGTATGCATAATCAAACAAACCTTATCTCTATCTTCTTCTGGTAACCCATCTACAAATTTCTTAAATGACCAAATTACATCAGATGGTTGTTTTCTTTTGATATTTCTATTCATCCAAAATAAAACAAACTTATATTCTTTATCACCAAGTAATTGTTTTTTGAAATCCATTGGTACTGCAGTTGGTTTATATGTATCAGGATTAATACCATGTGGTACATAAGATACTTGCCAATCTTCTAAGGGTTTGATTGTTTCTGAATCAATATCACCAACTCTACTTACGATACCATAAGTTTGTCTTGAGATACATCCCAACCAATCACAACTTTCGTAGTAATTTCTGTTGTAATGAGGGTCTGGTAAATCATCCCATATATGATAAAATAGAATTGGAATATTTTGTCTAACTTCTGCTTCCATTTCATATAACCATCTCCAATATCTTGGGTCTGTGAAGTGTAGGATTGCATCTGGTTGGTGTCTCATTATCAATTCTCTTAGAATATTTGCATCACCATACCCAGTCCAAGGTATAATCTTAAGTGAAGCATCTTTTACTCCACTTACTTTTCGAGCATCTTCACCCAAATCTATTTCTTTACCCTTTTCTGGATGATTAACTGCGGCTCCTAATTGAACCCAATCATAATGTTCTAAAGTTCCAAAAACTAATTCTTTGGATACTGTTGCAATACCTGATGACATCCTTAAATCATCAGATAATAGTAGAATTTTCTTCTTTGCCATTAACCTTTATTTAAATTGTTCTAAATCTTCTGTAATTATTCATTTTAACCCTAAATGCATTTCCTAAATACTTTTTAGTTTCAACTCTATCATTAAATTCATTACGAGTTTGGTTAAGTTGTGAATTACCGTTGTCTTGTTGTTTCATAATTAAAATTGAGAGCCACTCTCATGTAGATTTTCATAATTATTAATTTCTAATCTAAAGTCATCATCTTCAATATATTTGTTAACTGACCTATTAACCAGTTTTTGAAGTGTAATATTTGAATCGAAGGATAATCTTTTAAATTTTGAATAGATATCTTTTATTATCTTTACAGTTGTAAGTTTTGTTTCTGCCATAACTTTCCTTTTATTGTTTTATATAAATATATACAAATATAAAAAACAAACTAATTCCAGGCAGAACATAAACCTCTTTCTTTAAATTCACACCACTTACAATGGTTTCCTTTATTAGTTGGAAAATGTGTTTGTATAATCTCACCTTCTTCACCAAATACAGAATCAACAAAATTCATAAAACCTTTCCAAGCCATGTTCATTGAAGGTTTACCATTGGCTGGAACAAATTTGGAGATTCGTGGGATAGGGAATTCATAATCTTCACTAACCTTTCGTTTAAGTATCTGATATTCTACTCTGATTTTATCTAATGGTATATTATATTTATCTGAATAGAATTTTTTGTACAATAACATTTGAGAAGTTTTTACTTTATCAGCTTTTTGATATTTGTTCCAACCTCTTGTTGAAGTTTTTAAATCAATGATAATATATTCTTGTGTAGTTTTATCTTTTAGAAGTACATCAATAAAACCAATGAAATGAACACCAGGTTTAATCTCAGCATTCAATCTCTGTTCTATAGCGATTAACTCAAATCCACTTTTAGTATATAGTTTATCTAATTTTTTGGTGAAATAAGATAATATTTTTTTACCATCATCAAAGAACTCACCCAAATCTTCTTTAGTACAAGGATACTTTCCTTCTTCCAACTTATCAGATTCTTTTGTAAATTGTTCTACAAGTTGTTTATATAACATATCTTCAAGATTCAATTGAAGTGCTTGTTTCTTAGTTACATTATACATCACATCTAAGAAGTGTTGTATTGTTTCGTGCATTGCACTACCGAAAATTGTGTGAATGTTTGCTGAGGATGTTCCTAACTTATCAATATAATTTAGTTTATATTGTTCTTGACAGGTTGAATACATACCATACTGAGAATAACTTACTCTTGCCATACTTTTATGTTTTATTTACTATGTAAATATACGAAAAAAAATCGAGAAATCCAAATATTTAAACCTTTAATTTCAGTTTAGTTATTTGTTTTTTATCAATTCCATACTTTTCACATATATACTTTATATTTTCTCTACCTTCTCTTGTTGAATAAAGTATCTCACAATAATCTTCTGCCTCTTTTGAAGAACACATAAAATCTTGTATTATTAAATCAACTAACCAACTTTCATATTTGTTATCCTTCTTACCTTTAGTATATTTTAGAAAATATCTACCCTTTGGAATAATACCAATTAAAGAAAGATATAGTTGTTTTGGTTCTAATACTTGAGTATAAGGTTGTATCTCAGAAAGAACTTCTATCCAATCAGGATTCATAGAAAGAAAACGATGAACCATATAGTTGCTCCAAGTTTTCTTATCACCATCTTCAAGTTTATCCCAATAATTTGGGTCTTGAAATTGTGTAACTGCTTTTATGTGGTCAAATAACGATTTAGCCATTATTCTGTAATTCCTTTGGTAATAACTCTCTATTGATTTCTCCACAATCTCCACATAGATATAATTCTACTGGTATGATTGCATCTTGTGGAGTACCTGTTATCATTTTTGAAATCTTCAAAAACTTAGTACCTGGTATAAATACAGTACCACCACATTCTTGACATTTCATTTCTGTTGCCTTAGATAAATCTATCTTTGGTTGTTGAGGTGGAGGTGTATTTCCACCACCATTATTCATTCCTATAATTTTTGCCATAATTTATTTATTATCATTTATAAAATGTTGTTTATTAATCTCGAAATTTTGATATTTGTTGTTTTGGTCAGGATGTTCTAAATGAAAAAGAGTACCATCCATTCGTTTGAATTTAAAATTATTTCGTAATAATCGATAATGCCTTTCATTATCTTCAAATCCCCATCCTTTATATTTTTCACTTTGGCCACCTACATCCTTAAATTTATTTAGATTTACTACAAAGATTCCTCCAATAACTTCTTTATTATAACCGATTCTTGCTCTAAAGTGTGGAAAATCCAAACACTCATTATATGGTAACCCATAATCAATATCATCAATGAGTATATCACGAATCAGTACATCTAAATTAATATAATCAGTTAAGATAATATCAGCATCAATACACACAAGTACCTTTGTTTTAATAACATCTATACCACAATTTATTGCCTTTGATTGTGAATGTAGACCTGTGTTTTCTGTGAAGATATGTTTAGTATTTGTAGGTTTATTTATTTCTGTTTGAGTTTTTCCAATCTCGGAAATAACAAAAGGAATTGTTGGCCAACGTTTTCTATAATAATTTAATACACATTCTAAATTTTTTAATCTCTGATTAGAATCGTTTCCAAATGGAAATAAAAATGTTACATCATCCATTCCTATAATTTATTTAATCGAACCATTGAGAACGGTCTGTTTTAACATTCTTAACACCTGTCTTTTTTAACATATCGTGTTCTTTTTCCTTCCACTCTTTATTCGCAATCTTATCAATAACTTTTTGTTCATTTTCTTTACCAATCTTTTCAGCCTTCTTTAACTCTTCATCAGTAATTGGTTTACCTTGTTGAGCTAATGTTAACGCAGTAAATCGTTTGGTGTGATATGAACTAAGTGGTTTAGTAAATTGTTTTAGATACGCAGTTTTTGAATCTAAATAATCTAAAAACAAATCAAAATCCTTTTCAGCTAGTTTATCTAACTCTTCATCTGATAGTGGATTGTTGTGGTCGTATTTCATCTTTTAAAGTTTATTTGTATAACAAATATACGAAAAATATTTGTATTATCCTAATAAAATTGATAAAACTTTATCAACATTCTCTGCTTTATCACCATATTCATTTGCAACTAACTTACCTCGTTTAAAGGCAACTACCATTGGTATATCTGTTAGGTCAACTAACTTTCTACTTTCTGGTGCGTAATCAGGATTTATAAAAACAAATGGAATTTCTCTATTAATATTAGATACGGATTCAAAGTGTGGTTTTAAGTTATCACAATTACCACACCAATCAGTACCAAACATTACCATCAACTTTGGCTGAGTTCTTATTAATACATCAAGTGAATCTGTTTCTAAGTTTATCATAGTAAAGGGCCTGCACTACCACATTTGATTGCAGCTTTCATTCGTTGTTCTTCTAACCAAGTTAAATACTTCCAAAGTTTTTTTAATTTGTTTATCATAATATACCAACTATTTGAATTATACAACTCATAAAGGTGATTTCTTTATCTACTACCAACGCATCTTTGTGTTGTGATTCTGAAAGAATTAGAATTATGTTTGAAGTATTTGAACCACCATAATCATCTACCTTTTCATACAAGAATGTATATAGTTCTGTAAAATCTTGTATTCTTGCATCAGCAACAGCCTGTCTGATATTTTTCCATTTGTTTGGTTTAGCATCCTTTCCTTTAAGTATCTCAACTACCTTAGATTTAATATCCGAATCGATTACAGATGTTGTATCAAGTTTTAATTGTCCTTTGGTAGAATTTAACTGACAGGTGTTAATAATCTTTCTAATATCAGGATATGAAGAATCAATGATAGGTACAAGGTCTTTTGGTTGAAAACCTATTCCTTCTTTACCTAAAATCTGTGAGATTTGAACTGCAACATCTTTTTTGGTTGGTGGTACGATTTGAAAAGTTTGACATCGTGATTGAATTGGGTCAATAACTTTCTCAACATAATTACAAGTTAGAATAAATCTACAATGTTTTGAGAATGTTTCCATCAAGTTTCTAAGGATTGCTTGTGCATTTGGGGTCATGTAATCAAACTCATCTAAGATGATTATTTTCATATCCTTAAAACCAATCGTGGAAGCAAATCCCTTTACTTTGTTTCTAACTGTATCTACATTATTCTCATCAGATGCATTTATAACAATATAATCACAACTAATTGAATTTACAATCAACTTAGCTAAGGTTGTTTTACCTGTACCAGCTTTACCAAAGAATAAAAGATGAGGTACATCTCCACTCTGAAGGTAATCACTCACTTTTTGTTTCAGGTGTTCATTACCAACATATTCTGTTAGTTTACGAGGTCTATATTTTTCAACCCACAATGAGTTATTTACCTCTTGGTTTGTTGTATCTTCAAAAAATGCCATATTAGAATGAAGAGTTTTTTACTTCTTTACAGAATGATTTTAATCTTTCTAATTTTTCAATCAAAGATTCTTTTCTATTTCTATCAATATCACCGCTATTCATTTCACCGATAATATCTTGTAATGATGATGCTACTATCAGTAAACCATCTTCTTTTGAGTTTAGAAAATTATCAGAGATTCTAAACTGTTTTGCAATTTGTTGTAAGTTTGCCATTTTAATCTATTTTATGTTTATACAAATATACGAAAATTATTTGGACTTTCCTAATAATTTCATAATTTTCTTTACTGTCTTTGGACCAACCTCGATTTCGTGGTAGGGAAATCCATTTTCATCTAATACTTTTTTACACAATCTATCTATATCAAGTGCTTGATTGTGAGTTTGAAATCTTTCTTTATTATTATGTACTGATTCTTCTGTCCTTTTTAATAAGATATTAATATTATCATAATGTTTATGTAAATCAATAACCAAATCATGAAAAGGTTTTCCATAAAATTCAGCTGGATAATCTGATGTATAATATCTATGATAAATTGTGGAGAATAAGATTGGTGAATCAATAATTATGTAATCCACCTTACCATAACATTCTGCTATTCCTCTATGTTGATTTGCAAATACATAG